GCTGGGCCTGACCAAAGACCTGAAGGCTTGTGACTTCCATGCACCGAATGTCTGGTGGCATGGAATAGCCGATCTGGTGATTATCAATCGGACGACAGGAGTGGCCCACTCAGTGGACTACAAGACAAGCAAGAATGCGAGATATGCGGACAAAAAGCAACTGGACCTTGTAGCCTGTGGCCTGTTTGCGAAGTACCCGGAGATCAAGAGGGTCAAGTCCGCTCTCCTTTTTATAGTGAGTAAAGAGTTCGTCAAAGCCGAGCAGTTCGTCGAGTTCAAGGACACCTACATGGACAAGTCTGCAGCAGACGTTGCGCGTATCGAAGCAGCAATAAAGAGTGGAGTGTGGAACCCCGTTAGTGGGCCACTATGCAAATTTTGTGCAGTCAAGGACTGCGAGTACAACAGGAGTTAAAAATGACCAACGAAGAAACCGATACCGCTCTCATTCTTGAAAACGAATTGAAGCGCCGAGTGACTGAAATACTGGCCGTTGTTGTGCGCAAGGTTGTGGACAAGTCCATAGAAGCGCATTTTGCTCAACATAAATCAGCCATGATGTTGGAGATTAGCGTAGCAGTCGGTAAGATGCTGCGTTCAATTGAAGAAGATGGCCGCAAACCCCTGTGGGAAAATGACAAAATATCAGCAATCACAAAGGACTAACCATGCCTTACGTAAACAAAAAACGCCCGTACAAAAAAGAGTACCAGCAGCAAGTTGAGCGGGGCGAACTGCCTGCGCGGATGGATCGACAGCGTGCGCGAAACGAGATGGACGCTAAGGGTGTTGACCGCGCAGGTAAGGACATCGACCATGTAACTCCCCTGAGCAAAGGCGGCACCAACGCGCCGAGCAACCTGAAGCTGAAGTCGCCGAGTGACAACCGTTCCTTTACACGCAACTCAGACCATACCGTCAAGGTCAACAAGCCAAAGAAAAAATGAATCTATCAGAATATGAGTGGCCCCGACCACATGGGTTTGAGCCGTTCGACCACCAAAAGGTCACATCAGAGTTTTTGATTTCCAACCGCAAGGCGTTCTGCTTCAACGAGCAGGGTACCGGCAAGACTGCATCAGTCATATGGGCGGTTGACTACTTAATGAGTGTCAGAGCAGTTAGACGGGTGTTAGTGATATGCCCCCTATCCATCATGCGTGCTGCATGGCAGAACGACCTGTTCAAGTTTGCAATCCATAGGACCGTCGCCGTTGCCCACGGTAGCGCAGCAAAGCGCAAGGAGATCATCAACAGCGGTGCTGAGTTTGTCGTGATCAACTTTGATGGGGTTGCGGTTGTCAAAAAGGAACTGCTGGCTGGTGGGTTTGACCTCATCGTCGTTGATGAAGCGTCGGCGTATAAGAATGCACAGACGGACAGATGGAAAGCACTGCGGGACCTCAACAAGGTCATCAAAGGGCTGTGGATGCTTACTGGTACGCCAGCAGCACAATCTCCCGCCGACGCCTACGGCCTAGCTAAGCTGATCAACCCCACAGCCGTGTCGCCGTTCTTTGGGCAGTTCAAAGATACGGTGATGACCAAGGTGAGCATGTACCGTTGGTTGCCTAAGCCGAACGCACAAGCTACGGTGCACAAGATACTGCAGCCAGCAATACGATTCGAGAAAGCCCAGTGCCTTGATCTACCTCCGGTTACCTTCATAGACAGAGACGCACCGCTCAGCGCACAGCAGCAGAAGTTCTACAACATCCTGCGAAAGCAGATGCTCATCGAGGCCGCAGGGGAAGAGATCACCGCAGTCAACGCCGCCGTGCAGGTCAGTAAGCTGCTGCAGATTTCATGCGGGTCGGTGTACACAGATGCCCACGAGGTAATAGAGTTCGATGTCAGCAACCGGCTTAACGTAGTGCAGGAGATCATCGACGAGACGAGCAACAAAGTCCTTGTGTTCGTTCCGTTTACACATACTATCGACCTGTTAAAAAAGCACCTCGAAAATCAACACATCACGTGCGAGGTCATCAACGGTTCCGTCAGCCTGAACCAGCGCAGCGACATCGTTAAGAGCTTCCAAGAGCGGTTGGACCCAAAGGTGCTCATCATCCAGCCCCAAGCTGCATCCCACGGGTTAACCCTAACCGCCGCCGACACCATCATCTGGTACGCTCCCTGCACCAGCGTAGAGACATACCTGCAAGCCAACGCACGTATTGACCGACCCGGCCAGAAGAACAACATGACCATCGTACATATCTCAGGGAGCCCAGTGGAAGCCAAGGTCTACTCCTTGTTGCGCAACAACATCGGCAACCACCAAAAAATCATTGACCTGTACCGCCAAGAAATTTCTTCCGAAATCGTTTGACAATGTACAATCCTGTGATATAGTCAGTTCCGTAGGCAGGTAGCCTACACCTTCATTAACCATTAGGAGTATTAGATGACTGAAGAAACTTCAGAGGGTAAGAGTTCCCCAAATTTAGACATGTTGGCGAACGTCTACATCAAGATTCGTGACGCCCGGACTACGCTTAAAGCGGAGTTCACTACGCAGGACTCTGTTCTACAAGAACAGATGGACATGCTGGAAGCCAACATGCTCGATGCGTGCAAAGACCTGAATGCAAGCAGCATCAAAACCCAACACGGCACAATCATTCGCTCGGTCAAGTCACGGTACTGGACGAACGATTGGGATTCGATGTACACCTTCATCAAGGAGCAAGGTGCATTTGGCCTGTTAGAGAAACGACTTCATCAGACAAACATGAAAGACTTTCTCGTTGAGAATCCTGACCTTCTGCCTATGGGCCTGAATGTCGAGAGTGAGTACACCGTGGTAGTTAGACGCCCAAAACCCTGAAAGAATCAAATGAGCAACATTACAGTTATTGACCAAGACCTTCCCGACTTCCTGCAAGCCTCGGGCATCAGCGAGCTTACCAAGTCCCTCATGGGCAGCGCGGGCACGAAGCGTATCGTGCCTAAGAACGGCATCTTCCGCAAGGAGATCAGCGGCAAGGAGATGGGCAAGATCAAGGGTGACCTGAACGTCATCATCGTCAACTCATCCCCCAAGGTCGGGCGCATCTTTTACGCAGCGCAGTGGACCCCCGACGCTAAGCCAGTTCCTCCCGATTGCTTCTCCAACGACGGCAATGTCCCCGACGCTGGGTCTGTGAACAGACAGGCTGACCGCTGCGACTCATGCCCCCAGAACATCAAAGGTTCAGGCATGGGTAACTCGAAGGCTTGCCGATACTCCCGCCGCATCGCCGTGCTGTTGGAAGATGACTTTGGCACCGCACTTGAGGGTGAGGTCTATCAGATGAACTTGGCGTCCAAGTCTTTGTTCGGTGAGAGCCCATCTGCTACTGAGCACGTATTTGAGAGCTACGTCAAGTATCTGGGCAACAACGGCAAGAGTCTTGATTGGTATATCACCAAGCTGAGCTTCAATGAAAACAACGACAACCAGTCGATTCTGTTCACTGCTGTAGAGCACATCAAGCGCCACCACTACGATGTGATTACCAAGGTGGGCAACACCCCCGAGGTGCAGAAGCTGGTGACTATGACGCCGTTCCAAGCGCAGACAGACGGGGTTACCAAACTGGAAGCACCGAAGGCAGTAGCGCCAGCCCCTAAGGCTGTGAAGATTGCCTTTACGGTTGGCGCGGGTGATTTACTTGAAAATGTTGTGGTATTGCCCGAGGAGGTCGCTGAGCCGGTCAAGCGAGAGAGCAAGAAGGTGGAAGTCCCAGCCCCTGCGGCTAAGCGCGACTTGAACTCCGTGCTCGCTGCATGGAGTGATGAGGAGTAATCTATGAGCTACGGATACAGCCAGCGGCTAGTCGATGCAAACAACAATGCAGACGTTAGTTCGCGTGGCGTGTATCTGGGTAGTCGTTGCATAAAGCTCGGCATCTCGGTCAGTGAAGTAGCGGACAGGCTCGGCGTAAGTCGGGCCACCGTCTACAACTGGTTCTGGGGGTCAGTGACTCCCAGCGCTAGCCACACCGCCAAGATCAACAAGTATCTGCACGCACTCAGAAACCGCAAGTAACTCGACAACCATGTCCGACTTTGACCTACTCGATGCGGTGCTACCCGTAGAAGGGCGCTACTGTGTGATGGGGATTGGGCGGTACCCAGACCAGAAGTTTGTAGATACTAGAGAAGAACTTGATACCATAGCCGGGCAGTTTGTAGCCAAGGGTGTGGATGCGTATTTTGGTTGCGCCAAATACGGCCCCCTGAACAACCGCACGCACGCCAACGCCACGTACTTCCGCGCACTATGGATGGATATCGACTGCGGCCCCACGAAGGCAGCACCGGATGAGAAGGGCGTTATCAAGGGTTACATCGACCAAGCAACAGGGCTTAGCGAGTTTCAAAAGTTCTGCATAACCGTTGGCCTACCAAGACCTATCCTAGTGAGTTCCGGTTATGGGATTCACGCCTACTGGCTACTTAAAGAGACGGTCTCCCGTGCAGAATGGGAACCACTCGCCGAACGACTCCGAGAGCTTTGCGTCGAGCAGAGTTTCATCGTGGACCCGTCGGTGTTTGAAGCATCGCGCATATTGCGCATACCCGGCACGTTCAACTTCAAGCAGAGCGAGCCACAACCCGTAGAGGTGATCAACGAACGCAGTGCACGTATAGAGTACGCACAACTGAAAGAGATACTAGGGGCAGCAGAGCCCAAGGAAGAGCGGCCTGATTTTATCCCCCGTGCTATGAGCCCCATGATGGAAGCTCTGATGGGCAACAAGATCAAGCGGTTCAAGACCATCATGATGAAGTCGGCTAACGGCACGGGCTGTAACCAGCTACTACACTGCTTTGAGCACCAAGCAGATGTAGACGAGCCATTGTGGAGGTCAGCGTTATCCATCGCCGCATTTTGCATTGACAAGGACAAGGCAGCACACAAGCTATCGAGCAATCATCCGGGCTATGACCCTGACGAGGTAGAGCGCAAGGTGGAGCAGATCGTGAAGCATGGAGGTCCACACCGCTGTGCTACGTTTGAGAAGTTAAACCCGGCAGGGTGCACCGACTGCCAGCATAAGGGGAAGATCAAGTCCCCCATCGTGCTTGGTGTTGAGATAGAGGAGGCCGATGACGCCGACAACGAGGTGGCCGTAGAGACCGAGGAGGGGGTGGAGACTGTAACCATACCTGAGTATCCGTTTCCATTTTTCCGAGGTAAGAACGGTGGTGTCTACAGGAAGCCGATAGACGATGAAGCAGACCCTGAGATGGTCTATGAGCACGACTTGTACGTGGTGAAGCGCATGCGGGACCCTCAAGCGGGGGAAGTTATTCTGTTTCGCCTACACCTACCGCATGACGGCGTTAGAGAGTTTGCAATATCAACAGCAGCTATATCGTCCAAGGATGAGTTGCGTAAGGCACTAGCCCAACAAGGTGTAATGGCACACCACAAGCAGTATGAGAACTTGGCCGTGTACGTGGTCACGTTCATTAAGAACCTACAGTATTCAAAGAAAGCAGACATTATGAGAACACAATTCGGATGGGTAGAGGGTGACAGCAAGTTCATCATGGGTGACCGAGAGATCACTAAAGACGGGGTGTTCTACAGCCCGCCGACAACAGCCACAGAATTTTTTGCGGAGAAGATTCACCCCAAGGGTACTTTTGATAAATGGAAGGAAGTGTTCAATCTATACGCTCGGCCCGGTATGGAGCCCCATGCGTTTGCAGCACTCACAGCATTCGGCTCACCGCTCATGCCGTTTACTGGTTTGGACGGGGCAATACTCAACGTGATCCATGAAGAGGCTGGCTCTGGTAAGTCCACCATCTTGCGTATGTGCAATAGCGTGTACGGCCAACCCAAGGAGTTGATGGCAATTGAGAAGGACACGTTTAACGCAAAGATGCAGCAGCTAGGCGTAATGAACAACCTGCCCAATACCGTAGACGAGATTACCAACATGCGCCCCGCAGACTTCTCGGACTTTGCGTACGGTATCAGTCATGGTCGAGGTAAGAACCGTATGACGGGCTCAACCAACGCACTGCGCCTTAACAACACCTCATGGAAAAACATGACACTAGCGTCGGCTAACGCCAGCTTTCACGAGAAGCTGTCGCTGCTCAAGAACTCGCCCGATGGTGAGTCTGTGCGCTTGATGGAGTACAAGATTGAGCCCAACAACGTGATTGGTGTGGCTGTAGGTAAGGAGATGTTTGACCACCAACTCAATGAGAACTACGGCCATGCAGGTGAGATATACATAAGCTGGCTGGTCAACAACTTGGAGGAGGCCAAGGAGCTAGTTAAGAAGGTTCAGGCCCGCATCGACAAGGAGGTGCAGTTCACTAGTCGAGAGCGTTACTGGTCAGCACAGGCAGCGTGCAACATCGCTGGTGGGTTGATCGCAAGAAACCTTGGCTTACACGACTATGACATGGCCGGTGTGTACGCATGGCTCAAAGGTATGTTGTCTGAAATGCGCCATGAGGTGAAGCCACCTACTGCTATTAACCCGGCATCTGCACTCGGTGAGTTCATAAACTCGCACATCCTCAACACGCTGGTGGTCAATGGCGAAGTGGATGCTCGAAGCAACTTGGTATCTATGCCTAGCCTAGAGCCACGTGGGGAGCTACTGATACGCTACGAGCCAGATACCAAGCACCTGTACATTTCCGCTAAGAAGTTCAAGGACTTCTGCGTAGAACGGCAAGTGAACTACAGGACCCTGCTGATCAAGTTGACCGAAACAAAGGTGTTCATGGAAGCCACAAATAAGCGGATGTCAAAGGGGATGAAGGTCGTATCACCCGCAGTGCGTGTCCTCAAGTTCAACGCATCCAACTCCGAGTTCCTGCAAGTAGATGCACTGTTGGCAAATGAAGATAGAGACAGTCTCGTATCAGATTGACTGGTCAAAGTTTCGTAAGGGGTACTCATTCTTTGTGCCCTGCATCGACCACCGCGCAGCCAAGAAATCTGTACTCACCGTAACCGAGCGACTGAAGATGGATGTCGTGATAAAAGTTGTAATCGAAGATGGCATAAAAGGGCTGCGCATCTGGAGGGTTTGATGTACACTAGGCTTTTGTTGGTGCCCTCTCTCCTTGGCGGCAACCCCGCCTTACCCCCGGTCTTCACCGGGGGTTTTTTTATGGCTCTCTGCCTTTGCGTTCAGCTTCTGCCACCCGTCGACCGGAATGCCTCAACGCATCCAACAATACTAGGTTCTTCTCGGTTGGCACAACACCCATGTACGCGGTGCCACGGCGCTCCATACGCGCCTCAAGCGAGTTACCTATCTGATCCAAATCCATTGCAAAGCTAGGGTAGCGCCTGTTGAAGTCGGCTATCTTGTTAAACTGCTTACTGTACCCAGCAGCGTTATTGTTTCGGAACTCCCTATCTAGATTCTCAAGGAGTTTGATCTGCTCGTTGGCTATCTTCTGTTGAGCCCCGATAACTTTGAACGCCGTGTACTGCGTATTCGCAAGTAGGTCAGACCGGAAGCCTATCGTCTGCGCTATGAGTTCACCCGTGCTAAACGCATCCGTGGTCATTATTTGCGCACCCTTGTTATCCTTTGCACCTTCTGTAGCAAGCTCATGTGCATTGATAAAGTTTCGGAAGCCAGCAGGTGCCCACTTCTTAACAGCCTTAGCGTAATCCCCCTGCATAGCGGCGTCAACACCATCAGCCACAGACAAAATCATGTTTGCCGCAGGGCCAGCTTTCTCCAGTGCAAAAGCTGTAGCGCTTTCGCGGATGGTTTTTTCCTCCTTGCTCTCACGAGTCCAGAGGTTGTTCATGCCGGTGCGGCCAGCTATGTCTACTCCAGTAAACGCATTGACAGGGCCGCGCAACAACAAGTCTGACAGCGAGACATCACCAATTTTGGTTTCTCCTAGTTGGTCATGCAGCCACTTGCTCGTAAACCATGCCTCAAAGCCCAGAGCCCGCATGTCCTCATCCCAATCGTCGTCCTTCAACTCTTCCCATGCTGCGCCGAGTAGTCCCATGACAGTGCTGAACATAGGCAAGCCAGTAGCACCTGCCAGAACATACGTAGTGCCCAAGGTGCCAAAGAACTTGTAGCTAGCCTCTGCGCGAGACCGGCCATTCATGGGCTTGACCATCTCCTTAAAGTTCTTGAGTAGGAACATCGTTACGTGCAGGGGATACATCATGAACTGAGTCAGCACCTTGCCCACCGAGTTCTTCATGAATGCAGGGCGATTGCTCTCGCCGTAGTCACCCAAGGCTTCGTTGGTGTCGTACGTTGCTTGACTGACCGCACGGGTAAAGTCCCCATGCTGCTCCATATTGAGTCGGAACGAGGTCATGAACATAGCCTCGCGGGACATACGCTCTGACGAGTTCATCAAACCACCAAGCACTAGGGCATCCACAGTACCCCGAGCAAGTTTCTCTTTGGGGCCTTTCAGTTCGTCGGTCGGCGTAGCCTTGTACTCAAACACGGAGGAAGCCTGTGTAGAGGTAAATAGCCCTAGCTCTGCCGCTGCCCGGTACGCCTTGCGTTCTATCGCGGTTGTGTCCTTAGCGTTCAGTATCGACGGGGCAACCCAAGATTTAGACCCATCGGCATTGGTTTTGTACACACCAAACTGCGACCACACCTTGAGCATTCGCCCCATCTCGCGGGTAGCTTTGAATGCACCGTAACGAGCCAGCACCGGCATACCAGTCTGGAAAAGGCTCAGAGGCTGCAGCAATGCGGAGGACGCACCGCTAAGGTAGTAGATGAACGCCGCCTTGTTAAGACCACCAGCCACGGCTGCGCCTACCGATTTTGCCTTAGGCGCAAGAGCAGAGTCCACCCGTGACGCCATCTCGGCTACGAACGGCTCGAACGCTCGGCGACCCCGGATAGAGTCTTTTGCTGCCGACAGCGAATTGCGGAGCAGTGGGGAGTATTTGATTCGGGCAAGCTGAGTAGCCATACGCGCAGATAGATGCGCCGTGTTCTGCAGCACATCGACCCGGAAACCAGCGACCCCCTTACGGTGTATGAACTGCTTGCGGAAAATCTGATCAGGCATGGTCTCCAGAAAGGTCTGGTAGATAGCGTCTTTTAGAATACCGGCAGCTTCAGGGTCGGTGAAGTTTGTGCTGTCAATTGCGTCAAACACCCCGGTGAGCATTTTGCCCTCGCCTTGAGAGTACGTTTTTGAACGTAGGGACGAAATGTCATCCCCCATCTCAAACTCACGGTCTTTCTCAAGTTCATCCAGCTTCTCGTCAACGCGCTTCTCGAACGCTGCCTCTGACTCATTAGCACCTCGTTTGATCTTCTCCGTAGCAAACTCTCGGGCCGCTCTATCCCGCTCCGCTGCCGTCTCAGCCATGAAGAACGTACGGGTTTCGCCAGAGCCCATAGACAACCAAAAGTCACCTTCCCGCACCAGTGGGAAGTAGGGGTTGATCCGACTACCTTTCTCGAAAGTAGCCCTGATCTTCTTCATGATGTTGGCTTTGGCTTCCGCATCAATGCTCAGCGAGTTGACCTGATCGTCCAACAACTTGGACAGGTACTTGGACAGCACATCGAAGTGATCCCGAATACGCTTGTACACGCGCTGACCTTCTGACCCCAAGTCTTTCCACGCTTTGTCCAGTACATTACTGCGCTCAGCGGTATCAATCATTCCGGGGTCCACCTCTGCCAGCGTAGCCACAGACGTTAGCTCGTCCAGCTTGCCGCGTAGGGTTGGGTCTGCTTGAAATGCTCGCTGTACTTCGGTAGTCAGTTCACCCGCAGCGTTCAGTAGTTGTTCAGTCATGCCACCCATACGCTGCATCAGCTTGTACGTATTCTGAAGCTCAGGCACAGCATTGCCAACCCAATCCGTCAAGAAGCTGGTCGGTGGGATTTTTACAAGCAGGTTGCGTTGCGCTGACGTAGCGCGTTTCCACAGGTCCCGCATCGCTGGAATGACTTTGCGGGGGTTCGTAGCCATCTGCAAGACCGACACACCCTTGGCTGCTTTCTGCGCCTTGGCAGACTCCTCGAACTTGAACTTTGCTTTAGCTACAGCCTTATCAATTTCTTCCTGAGTACGTACAGTATCCTCCAACACCTTGGATTGCTCTGGAGTCAGGTTCTCTGCTTCTTCGGTGGTACGGCTAAATCCCGGTTTCCCACCAATCGCACGTTCAATGCGCCGGTTCTCAACAAAGGCACGGGCGGGCATGATGTAGTTGGCGATCAGGTCTTTGTTAGACAGCTTTACGTCCACGCCAATCTTGCGGAGGAACCTGCGCACTGCAGCAATCGCCCGTTGCACCACACCCACAGTTGGCTTTGTCTGTGCTAGGTTAGCCAGAACCTCTTCCGCAGCCTCTAGTACGTCTTTCTCAACACTAAGATCAAGGCCGTATTTTGTGGCTAGCGCATCCATTTCCGTCTTGAAGTTCTTTGCCACAAGCTGCAAGATTGGTTTCAGGTCTTCCCCGAATGTACCGCGCAAGCCATAGTGCCCAAGGGATTCGTGCAGAAGAGTGCGTACTGTTTCCTCTGCCGTTTTCATCTGGTCAGCAAAGATGTAGACATTACCTTTGTAGAACACACCGGCAGGTACACCAGTAGCCCCCTTAGCTTTGGCGTCCGCGTCGGCTTTTTGTAGCTCAGCGGGCACCACTGCATCGTTGATGTTGTCCGCAATCACCACAGTAGGAGCATTACCCCACCGGGAAGCCACTAGGTCTACTATCGACTGAACCTTTGCCTTGCCAATAGACGGAAGCGACTTGTTACTGCCAGTTCTTATGAACCGGGGTTTGCTGGCTAGGTCTGTTAGGAAAAGGAACGCTGGTTCCAAGCTGCCTTCTGGGGCTTCGTTTTCGCTGTTAGCCCGAGCAATTTCAGCTAAGTACTTCCTTGCGTTTGTTCTTGTGCCCACAGGAAAACTTGTAGACCCAGCTACTTCTTGGAGAGCACCAACAATCTCTAATGATCTCTCCACAACATCCACCGCACCAGCCCGCTTTTTAGTTTCTTCGGTGGGTTTTGTTTCCGCAGCTTCTGCAATTTCTCTTTTGGTGGCCCGTTCCGATTTTTCTTTTTTGTACGCTTCGGCTGAAGTCTCTAACCGCGCACGGCGCTTTTGTCGCTCCTCTGCAAGCTCAGCATTGAGTAAGGGGGTAATTGTGGACGTGCCCTTAGCTTGCGTATACGCACTCTTACTGAGATGCAGTTCACGCTCATACCCCTCGTACTCTGGTTGCTCAATAGCAAGCTCTCGGTCAACTTCTTTTGATATGTCGTCTACAAAATCCGCCCAGCTATCAGGTTTTTTGGCTTTGGCTACTGGAGCTTCAACTACTGGGGCTTCGGCTACTGGGGCTTCGGCTACTGGGGCTTCGGCTACTGGGGCTTCGGCTTTTTTGCCAGCGGGTTCCCGCACCATGTAATCTGCGCGGTCCTCAAACCCATTCCGCGCATACCAGTCTTTCAACTGTTCTTGGGACAACCCGCCTAGCTCAGCATCGGGAGACGCAGCGGGTACAAGTGCCAGTGTTGTGCCGTTATTGTCGGCCCAATCGGTGATGCTTTTAAGCAGCCTAGACCCATCGCCAGCATTTCTACTTGCGGTGTTCATACCGGTTATGAGCGTAGCACCAGCTAGGTTCTCCGAAAGATCGTTATCTTCGTCTAGTACCTTAAATCCTGCCGATGCTCTAGGGTCTCCACCTTTTTCATCCGGTGGTATGTATGCACCCTTTTCGTACACCACAGGTTGTTTTTTCTCTGCGGGGGCAGTGGTGGTTTCAACTACCGGGGCTTCGGCTACTGGGGCTTCGGCTACTGGGGCTTCGGCTACCGGGGCTTCGGCTACTGGGGCTTCGGCTACTGGGGCTTCGGCTACTGGGGCTTCGGCTACTGGGGCTTCGGCTACTGGGGCTTCGGCAACCGCTGGCTCTAACTTTGCCTTCAGTTCTCGGAACGCAGTGTTAAGCGCATCAAAGCGCACGCGCCTGTCTGTATCTTTTTTGGGGCGGCTACCGTTTGTACTTAGAAACGTATCGTACTCTGCTTTTATGTCGGCAAGGTGCTTTTGCATCTCCGCAGGGTCAGTCGCGGCTTGGGCTACAGTTAAATCAACCAACTGGGGCGGCATTTCCTTGGCTGCTTTTGATACCTTAGCTACCTTTGGCGCTGCTGCGGGTTTGGGTTCCGTTGCTACTGCGTCGGCAGGGGGTACAAATGCAGTGTCGTCGGTTTGTTCCGTGGGGGCTTCAGCTACTGCAGCGGGTTGAGTCGTTTCTCCCACATCAGAGAGTCCAACATCCTCTGCAGGAGGAACCACTCCAACTCCTGTAGGTGCTGCAGGTCCTGCGGCGGGGGCTCTTGCAATGGGTTTGCTAACCACTGCAGTGCGCTTTCTACTTGTTGTAAGTTTAGGTCCTGTAACATCTCTGGCACCTTCTTCTCCTGCGAGGACATCGTTTTCTACCCCCTCCTGCACTTGCTGCTGGGCTGTTGCGTACGCAGTCTGGGGGTCCATCCCCGCGTCAATAAGCTCAGTAGCACGAATCTTTACTGGCGACTCTCGTTCCATCTCCGCGCCACTAACAGCCTGCTCAACCTTCGGTGCATTGAATGCAGTCAACCCAGCAATCTTGGCTTCCTCGGCGGCAATGTCATCCTCGGCAATACGGACAGCATCATCAGCGGTAATACCGCTCTGCTCCTCAAGCTGCTGTGCACGCTGCGCAACTGCATCCTGCCGAGCCTGTTGTTTTTCAGTGGGTGTGGTGGGTGTGGTAGCAGGAGTAATCGGTGTGAACGAGGTAAAGCCTTTTGGCTCAGGAGTTTTTTTCTCCGGCCCTTTACCGGTTACGACATCTGTAGCACTTGTAATAGCCCCACCACCGATGCCGCCTTTTAGGCCCGCATCAATAAACCGCTCAAAGTTTTTCTCGGTGAAGAAGTTGAGGTTGTTGTCTACAAACTTTTCAGCCGCAGCACTCGACATCTCCTGAACAGCCTCGGTACCACCCTCGGTTGCAAACCCCACCGCCGCGCCCTTACCCATGCGCTTGTACCAAGCTGCAGCAATTGCCTCCGACGGTATGCCCCCTATATTAGCTTTGCGCAGCAGCATAACGGGCAGCACTGCATCCAGCGCAGCATTAAACCCGCCCGCCACAATGGCGGTACCCAAGTCCATCTTGCCGGTCTTCTCGTAGATGTTCTGGAAAACATCAGGTACGTTCTGGGCAGCGGAGCCAGCGACAGCACCAACCGCTTGGTACTTTAGGGCTACCTTGTTAGCCGCAGCCACGCCCGCCTTCATGGCAGCGTCTTTTACTACCTCTGCGGTAGCACCCTTGGCCGCTTGGGCCACAGCAGCTTTTTCTGCAGCCAGTTTAGCAGCAGCCACTGCACTGCGTCCTGCTATGCCCGCAACGCCACCAGTAAACAAACTCGGGATGAGCGACGGGATAGCTTCGCCTACGGCTTCAACTACGTAAGTAAACCCAGTACCAATGTCCTTGACGTTTTTGTACGAGCCAACAGCGGCGGGATAACGCTCTTCGGTTTCTTTATTGTAAGCCGCAGCCTCCTGCATTTGCTTTGTGGCGTACTCGTTTGCGCCAAATGCTTTGCCGACCATAGCTGGAAGTACATCACCACCCAGAGACACAAGGCCCCGACCACCACGCATAACGGATGGGAAGAGCGCAGATAAGCCCTGCGCTCTCCCTGTTTCTGGCTCCTCTATGGGTGTAAACGTGGTAAATGTAGGCGCTGCTTCTTCTAGCGGCGTAAAAGAAGTGAATTTCTGAGCCATACCGTACCTAGTTAGTTTGCGTAGCCTATAACTTTACCATCCTTGAGAACTTCAGTTCCTTTTCCGGGTACAGCTTTTCCAAACGTAGTCCCCGCAGGGATTTGAGAAGCTGGCACAGTTTTAGCAGGAGCAGCGGCAGCTTTAGCGGGGGCAGCGAGAGCAGGGGTGGTTTGGGGGGGTTTCAAGTTGTAACCAGCGTACGCTTTACTTTCTGCGTCCGCCAACATCTGTGCTCTAACTGGGTCGGAAGCATTTATAAACGGTATAGTTATTGATACGTCTTTTCGTGCTTTAGCCGCTGCTTCGCTAGCGTATTTTTGTTTAGTGGTGTCCTGTGACTCACCTTTGAGCGCGGCACTTGTCCCACCTATATCCGCCATGCTAAAAATCTGCCTCTGCTGCTGCATGGCTAACACACGATTAGACTCTTCGGAAGTAATTCGGTCCTGCATCATCTCAGGAGTCTCATCCCCCTTTGGCTTCTCTCTAGCCATACGAGTCTTAACCGCAGACTGGATAGCCAATTCAGCAGCCTTAGGAGGTGTTGGGGCTTTAACAGCACCGGGTTTAGCAGAGCGAGCAAGTCCGCTATACAGCACGCCCATATTCTTAATTTTTTCAGCTCCGGCTTTTTGTTCGTCTTGGTGGTCTTTCCGCGCTTGATCTGCAGCGGCAATAGCGGCTGTATTGAGACCCATTCTTTCTTTGCGCTCGGCATCAGCAATGTTTTCCAACTTCCGTTGCCGCGCATCTTTTTCTGCTCGGCTAGCTTTAGCTGCTGCACTATAAGCACCAGCAAACGTACTAACCCCTGCCCCCACAGCACGGGAAAAACTATTGCCTTCGAGCATAGCTGCAGCAGCTTGGAGTGCCGCTAGGCCCCTACCCTCCTTTAGATTCTTGGCGCTGTCTTCTTCCATGCGCTTAACGTCTTCACGCATACCTGCGTAGGGGGTTTCTCCAGCCCCTTTGAGCAAAGAAGCCCTCCGAGCTTCAATACGTCGGTCGTACTCTTCCGGGTCCATAGACTTGTACTTAAAGCCAGCAAGAGCCTTTATTTGCGCCAGTTGGTTTTGGAGTGCTTCGTTGTACACCACCGGATTGCCCGGACCTTGGGCGGGAGCATTAGTTTCATCTTCTTCGCCATCACCCCCAGAAACATCGCTACCGCTGGCCCCATTAAAAGCAACGATGCCGCCACGGGCCATGCTCTGTTCAGTCGGCAGCATCTCGTCCATGTTTACGGGCATAGCGCCAAGACCACGCTGCATAGAGGCACGGGCAGCTTTCTCCATTTGAATGGCCTGCAGTTGCTCTTGATCCCCACGGGCTTTCGCCGCTTCTTCAGCCTGAGTCAACTGTTGATCTGACAACTTGGATACGATGGACTCAATGTTCTGTTGGCTATCAACACTACCGCCATCAGCAAAGAATTGTTTCAGACCCCAAGCAGCAGAGCCTGCGGAACCTAACATCTGACCAAACGATGGTGAACCCGGATTTTGAGTGCCGGTGTAATTAGTGGTGCTGCCAATCGGAAGGCCACGCATCATGTTAGCCATGTTGCTCAACTGTTGCTGCGGGTACTCCCGCTGGTTCTGATAGTCTTGGTACGCTTGATTCAGCCCCTGCTGCCCCATAGCTTGTTTCTGCGCACCGTAGGCAGCTTGTAACTGATTGACATCCATACCTTGCTGGAACTGCTGTGCACCCAAACCACCCAACTGCCCTGAGGCAGTCAGACCTGTCTGAAGTCCTTGCATGCCGTAGTTTGCACCAAACTGCTTAGACTGCTCCGCTGCTTGCTGCCCAGCTAGTCCGTACTGAGCGGCCATCTGAGCGCTAGTCATACCTTGATTAGCACCAAACTGCTTAGACTGCTCCGCTGCTTGTTGCCCAGCTAGTCCGTACTGAGCGGCCATCTGAGCGCTAGTCATACCTTGATTAGCACCAAACTGCCTAGACTGCTCCGCTGCTTGTTGCGCAGTTAAACCCGCCTGCTGATTGGCAAGTTGTGCCTGCATACTTTGTCCAGAACCAAGCTGCTGTGTTTGTAGGTTAGCCGCGAGATTTTGTTGTCCTACGGTCAAACCGGCTTGCTGGTTTGCCAGTGCCGCTTGTTGCGCCAACTGAGCGTCTTGCATTGATGCGGCTTGGTTAAACTGCCCTTGCTGCAGACCATACTGCCCTTTTAGCGATTGGTTTGACAGTGCCGCTTGTTGCGCCAACTGAGCATTTTGCAGATTGGTGTTGTAGCCCATCTGAGAATTGAACTGCCCCGTTTGCATACCAGCTTGTTGATTTGCTAACAACGCCTGCAGCCCGGTCTGCTGATTAGATTGCTGGGCTTGAAGCCCTGTTTGCGCTTGAAGCCCTTGCGTCTGCAGTCCAGCGCTTAGGTTTTGAAGTCCCGCTTGTTGCTGAACCCCTTGATTTGCCTGCGCAGCAGTAAGACCTGTTTGTTGGTTAGCCTGTGCTGCCTGAAGTCGTGCTGCTTGCTCTGCATTGAACTGTTGCTGTGCGTTTTGAAAACCTGCTTGTGACCCCGTAGCTTGTATATCCCCCATCTGTTGAGCAAGATTTCGCTCCCGCTCTGCACGCATGATAGCGTCCCGCGAACCGCCAAAAGCCCCCGCTTGAGCAGCCTGTGCTTGCTGCTGCGTTCCTTGAATCCCCGATTGCCGTGCAGCCTCTCGCTTTTGTATATCGACGACACTCTGCATGTACGGTGACATGTAGGCATCGGCAGTGCCGGGTTGGGTAAAACTATTTGTGCCGATACGTTCTGCTGAAATATCCCCTGCAGCCTGCATTTGCAAATCGCGCAAGGGCAACGCTTGGATTCGTTCGGCCTCAGCGCGTTCAAAACTTGTACGCTCGGGTCCTTGCAACTGGGCAGCGGAGACTTCGGGAGCCTTTTGCAACTGGGCAGCAGAAGTTTTTTGGCCGAACACATCCGCTGGCCCTTGCATTTGATAGGCAGTAAGGGTTGGAGAATTAACTTGGTTGTAGTCAAAGTTGCTAGATGTATATTTATCTGGTGCAGAAAACTGATTGCTAAACGCGCTAGCCCCATATGGATTTGGCGCAGAAAACTGACTGCCAAATTCACTCGGAGAATAAGAGGCCGATTTGGCTTTATTAGCGATGTCCCCAGCTATACCCGCCGCTTGCGCTGTAAGGGGGGAGGTTTTCATGTTCGCAGCTTGGTCCTGCGCTTGTACCTGCATGGGGTCAAAACCTTGAATACGGTTAGCCCCATAGGCTTCGTAGGGTCGGGCTGCAAGCGCGGCTTGTTTGGCTAACGTGTCTTGCGCATAGCCTTTAGCCCAGTCGGGTAAACCCGTAGTCGATGTGCCACTTGAAGAAGCAGGGGAACCGCCGCCCATAAAGCCGTTCAACGGCATCAGCTTGCGTTTCAGGTCCAAAATATTCATAGCTTTACCCCAACAATACGGTATTTTTCTTTAAAGCCGTAGCGTTGCCACAGCCTAGCAATTGATTCCCTAGCAGCACCTTCGATAGCCGTAGCACCCATAGACCTTGCATAGGCCCGTAGTTGCTCAAACGTATCCTCATTGCTTACTAGCTTACCGCCTATAGCGGTAATAAATGCAACCCGATCATTAGGGCGATTGAAAAACTCAACTGTCGCTGCACCGTGGATAACACCAGAATCATCAACCGCGACGATCAGTGCCCACTTACCTTGGGTTACGAATACCTTAGCATGCGTTACTGTGTAGTCCCCATTGGAATGAGCCAACGCATCGGATATAAACCCCTCAACCTTGTCCCAAGTATAGTTCACCCACTCTGAGGCGACATACTGTATTTTCATGCTGGCAGGTGTTTATCCATGCGTGAGTTAACGGCTACTTTGCCCCTACCAACAGACTTTTTACGTCCTGCCTGAATACGAGCAAGCATGGCATACAGCTTACGCGCACCAGCTTCAGTCGATCCATTGCCTAACTCAGACACGATACGCGCAGGAACCACAAATTCCCCGTCGGCAAGTCGCGCAGGTTTTTTTGCTCTGCCAATAGTTGCCGGGATGCTATCTGACACACCATCACCGGGGCCACGCAGGAGCCTGCCACCGTCTGAGTAACCGCCGAGGGAGCCTAGACCACCGTGAGCAAAACGCCCAACTACACCGCCGTTAGCTTGAGGTCCGTAGCCGCCACCACCATCGTTGTTAGCGCCATAGCCACCGCCATCACCAGCAGGGCCACCGGGATTGCCAATATCCCCAGCTTGTTCAGGAGAACCCCCTGATGTACCAGTGTTCATCCCTGTATCGCCGGTGTTTGTACTTGTACCGGTATTTCCTGTATTTGGGTCCGTGCCCGAATCAGAAGCGCCACGACCCACACGCCCTTCATGGCTAAAGTTAGGGTCTACGTTTTTGGCAAGTGCATCTGAGATACCTCGTAGCGCACTACCGTAAAGTCCGGGTTTTTGTTGCCCCGTAATGGGGTCTATGCTCATATTACCGAGCCTAGCTGCTGCG